CCATTAATCTAAAAAGAAACTTCTAGCTTCTATCTCCTGTTTTAATTCTTCTTGAAATGTTGTGTTTAATTTCTCAAGAACTGCATCTAAATCTCTAACTAGGGACTGTGATACGTCTTCCTCATATTCTGCACTTGCTCTGGTTAATGTTTGTACTATCTTTGCCATTATAAACTTGCGATGCCTCCATTAGAATATCGAATTCTTCCACCGTTTGCTCTTCTGGATGGATGACCAAGAGAATTTGTTGGACTGGAAACATTATTATCTCTATTACCCTGTGAAGGATTATTATTACCAGCGTTTATATTTTGTAAATTTTTAAATTGATTTTTTTCTATAGTTTTTTGTGCGTTGTAATCTTGAATATTTGCTATTTCTTTGTTAGTTCTATTAAGTATATTTTGATAATATTTGCTATCTTCTTTTTTTTCTAATTTTTTAAGTGCATAATTCTTTTTCTTATTTAACTGTTTTTCATAATCATTGGTTCCAAACATAGACATAGTGTGTTGACCACTTAATACTGAACCAGGTCCATATTGTCCTAAACCACTTGCTGAATTTGTTTGATAATATCCATTTAAACCTTTTACATAATCTATTTGACCTTTAAGAGCTGGATTATAATTACGCGAGCCTGATCTTGTAGGATTATAAGCTCTGCCTAACATCATTGCTCCACCTAATAAAAGACCGGGTCCCATTATTCCTGAACCTGCATTGTTAAAAATTTGATTTACACCGGCTCTTTTAAGCATGTTCATAGGATTAATACTTTGACCGCTAGCTAAATTAATTCCATACTTGGAGTTTCCTTGTTGTTTATTTAAACCTAATAACTCTAGGGCATAATCTATACCCGCTTGAGTAATCTGACCTTTTCCATATTGTAAAGCTATTTGAAATATTTGATCCATTATCTTCTTCCTCCAGCTTGTATGTCTAACCTAAAAGTTCCTAGCTTCCAAGTAGTATCCACAGCTGTGTTAGATATTGTAAGTGCAATTGATCTAGCTCTTGCACGTGTATCTACTTTTGTAGTACTAGATGTTATTGTAAAAGGACCTAGTGATGAACTAGCTGCTGTTTCATTAGGATAATCTCTTAAATCTAATTGCAAAATAGTGTTTCCTGATTGACTAATAAAGTCGGGTATAATTCTACTAACTCTCATTATGTTTTCTCCGTCACCTCTAAGGTCTGCCATGTTAGTGGCTGCGCCTCTAACTACTTTTTGTGTAATGTCATAATCACCAGATGTAATATCAGCTGGAATAGCTGTAGTAACACCAAGTCTTACTTGATTAACTCCTGTTTCGTGTTCATAATAATATGAAATTCCATCTGTATTACCTTCAACATCAAAAGAACTATCTGTTCCTGCATCGTATTGTGTAGCGTGAGGCAATCCAAATACCGCAGAATCTTGCCATGCAGTTCTAATAAATAAACTACTTGCATTTACAAACCATATAGGTCGTTTAGCTGTAGAATCTAGATAACTATATGTAACTGATTGTGTATTTACATTAGAGTTAGCTTCTGGATAAAACCATGTAACTTCACCAAACAAGTTATTAATACCTGCATAAACCATTTGATTAGATGTTGTATTTAAATTGTCATAAACATAATCTTCAACTAAACAATCCATAGATTCTAGTTTACCGGTGTATCTAAAAAAACCATTATCAGACATCCAGTACGCAGCACCATCAACTTCAACGGCTGCATTCTTACCAATCAATCCACAGTTAGTTCCAACTTGTTCGTAAGCAAATGTAAAAGGAGTTCCAACAAATCTCATAGTAAATAAAGATGTATCCGACCAAATATAAATTGCATTTCTACCAAGCTTAGCACCCATGATCCGTGATCCAGCGGCCAGTCTTTGTGTACCAGCACTATTCTCAGCTGTAGGTGTATACTCATTTATATTTTCTTGAGAAGAAAATCTTATAAACATATCATCTTGTGTAGTCTTGTCACCTATAGTTGTTTCTGTTCCAAAAAATACTAAGTGACGGTCAGGAGTTGATACTAACATATCACGTGACGCTGTTGGTGCACCTGTAATAATTGTAGCCCTGGTCCCTGTAGCGTTAGTTAGATCAGCATTCCATTCAAAACATTCACCATTAAAAATTAAAGCAATTAATGTACTACCTAAATTGTCCAAGGCCCATAGACCGGGTTCGGCAACAGTATCTGTATCAGCTGATGATTGACCCCAACCAGAAAAATCACTATAATTTGTAACTGTAGCTCCTGTGCTGTGAGAAGCATTTGTTGTTCCTCTAACATTTCTAGTTATTCCAGTTAAAGTATTTGTTCCTGTATCTACTCCCGTATAAGAAATTTCTTCGGTACCTACTTGTATAAAATTAGTTCCGGTTGTTGGAAAATTTAATACAGATGTTAAAACAATACTAGTTCCAGTCCCACCTGTTCCCGCTGAGTTAGCAGATAGTGATCCATTTAATGTAGTTGTTTGAGGAGCTGTTGATGTTCCACCATATTGAGATATACCCCATCCAAAAACTCCAACTTGTTCTGCTGGACCTACGTGATAATATTGAAAAAAAGTAATACCTCCAGAAGTAGTAGCACCAGACCCTGTTTCATTAGAAGGCATTGTAATAGTTATACTTGTTGAACTTGGTACACTGGTTACCATAAATTTTTTATTAGCAAAATCTACTGCTCCAAAATTAGAATTAGTAATAGCACTAAAAGTAGTTGCATCACCAAATAAAATTATATCTCCTTCTTGAAAAGTGTGTGAACTTCCAAACGTAATAGTTACAGTTGGTGATCCGTTAGTCGTACTAAATGCACTAGTAATTGCTGTACCGGATGGATTAACTAGAGGATGTATATCGTAGAAAACTTCTCCTGAGTATGCGTATAAAATTCTATTAGTTCCAATAACAGCATATTTAATACCTTGTTTATTAACCATGTGGTGTAACCCTCTAGCTGAACCAGTAAGTTTACTATCACCTAGTTGTGACCAACCACCTATTTTTTCTGGTGTACCATATCTAAAACGCACATTGGTACCGCCGGTCCATTGCGACTCGGCTCCGGTAGATGTAACTTGTTTATTAAATCCTGGTAAAAATCCTAGTTTTTGTAGCATATTTTTGTCCTTATTTAAAATATACTATATTTAAATTTATATCAATATATCTTATCTAGCAGTTCCTGGTATAGAAGAAGCTCCTGTTACAAGCGGATGTTCGGCGAACGCCATATAAATATATGTTGAACCACTACCATTCCAAGCATCGGAACTTGTTTTAATTTTTATTCCAGTTCCTAAAAAATTTGCTCTGTCTGTTCCTGTATTTTCTGCATCAGCATTATTTGGTGTTAATGTATTGCTTAAAGCATTAATTGGATTTCTTTTATTATCAATTAAAACCCATGGATCACCTCCTGAATTTATTCGTTTTGAAAGAAAAAAAGAGGGCTGAAAAGAAAGTGGTATGTATTGCCCATCGGTATTCCCATTACCTATGTAGGTTGAAACGGAGCTAAATCCCTGCTTAGGAGCAAACGAATACATTATATAGCTATCCCCATCTTTATTATTATTTGCATTGTTTCCTAAAGTTACAACTGAACTAGATGCGGCTGTTGAGTTCCAAGTATTTGTACCACCACCAGCTGGTTGGTTCGCTTCTGCATTAGTCTGAGAAAGAAAAATAGCATAAGCTGCACTTGTTAAACCAGAATGTTGAATTGGCCATCCTCTGTTTTCTGATATTGATTTACAAATTACCATCTTTGGCGCAGCCCCTAAGTGATGTGGTATCGTGTGTGCTGCTGTCCCGTTTCCTACGTATTTTATAATTGAAAATCCAGAATCTGTATTTACAGAACCAGAATATGATTTACTTGTTCCAGAACCACCAGTTGTTCCAGATACAGATGATCCGGCCTTCCACAGCCACGATACAAAGGTATCTCCATTATTATTATATCCACCTGCACCACCAAGAGAAAAACCGTCTGTTATAAAACCGGTTACTCCTGCACTCTCTGTTGCTTCAAGAGTATCTGCATTAGAACTTAAAGATTTTGTTGCACCCCTAACAGAATCTACCAAAAAATGACTAGAAGAAGAATTTCTTCGCTTTAACCAGACTAGATCTGCTTGAAAAGTATCTGCTTCAGTTATATTTCTTGTTCCATCATCTCCAGTATAGATTATACTATTTTGATAAAGTTTTGAATTGTCTATATTTGTATAAATTGCCATTTATTATCCTCCTGTTGCCGCTAAATTTTTAGTACAAATTGCAAAAAAAGATTTTGCTGTGCTGTCGCCTGTAATATTTGGAGAATATTCAAATTTACCAAATCCGTTATCATCAGTAACACTTGAACTTTGTGATTGAAAAGGATTACCAAAATTAAATTCAAATACAGCTGCACCTCCACTATTATAATCTCCAACAAAGGGTATATAAACACCGGTTCCACCAGATGTATCGTGTGAGTTAGCATTTAAAGCAGTTATATTTAGTCCAGTTCCAGAATTTTGTAATACACCGTTTTTACTCCAATATGATTTAAAATCTACAAGATCAAGATAAACTCCAATAATATCTCCAGCAGCATAAGTACTAAGTGAGGCAAGAGTAGTCTGTCCACCAGAACCATTTCCAGTATCTACTTTACCGTCATTTTTATAAGCTTGAGCAAAAGGTGTTACATTTCCAGCTTTACCAGAAATACCACTCATAACTCTTGAACCATGTGGTGTAAAACCTAATTCTGCTGTCCCACTTGTACCTATTGCAGTAACATCAACTTCATAATACCAACGACCTCCGGACAATGATATTGTTCCTGTAGTCATAGCTTCAGCTGAAGCATTAGTTGTAACCTGTATATTACCTTCTGCAAAAAGAGCATTAGCATAAAAATTATCATTTGGATTTGCAACCGCAAAATTGTTGGTACATGTATCGGTCACTTGATTTTGAGCATCCATGTTATTAACTGTAAAATCATGATTGTTACCAGAAAAATCTTCTCCTAAAGCACTTGAATTTGAAAAAGGTAAATAAAATCCATTTGTACCAAACGTCAGTTCTGTAACATCTTTAGGCACCCATATCCCACTGTCTTCATCAAATTCTCCAAACGATGTTGGTGTTAAAGTTTGTCCATCTATACTCGTAAATTCAGCCATGTATAATCCAGCTTTATCAGAACCACCATTTACATTGGCACCAATAGAATGTGAGTAAGGGCCATTCCAAGTTGAAGTACCAGACCCGT